TTTATATGGTTCAGCCATTAGGCCACCTCTCTAACTGGCAAGTATTTACAATCCTTACGCAGCATTTCAAACAGAATGAAATCGATACCATCATCATAGGCATCTGTTAATCGTGTCTTTTCAACAAAGCCCATATGCTTAGCAACCTTCAATGACGCTTCATTGTTTTCAGCTATCATGGCATAGGCGCTATTCATGCCTTGTTCGTTAAATACAAAATCAAAGCAAGCCTCTATAAATCCATGTCTTAGGGCCATTGAATTAGTACAAACAAACTGAAGTTGGACACAACGGTTTAGCCAATTGTCCATGATGCAAGCTGTCACAGTTTCATTCTTTTCAGAATCGATACCCATCAGGCCACACGTATCTTCAACACGTAAAACGCCAATATGCTGTTTAACCCAACCCCAATCATATTCGCCAATAAATGGTCTAATCTCAAGTTTCAAAACATCACCCCACCTTCGTCGAATATCACATCCCAACCAATGAAGCGGGTTTCTTCTCTTGTTTCACCTCTCATAGCGATTGCCACATATCGGCCAGTTCCCCATGTACCCTGTAAGCTATTAAAATTTTCACTTGTACCCGCTGACCAAACCGCTAAATCCCATAAGCCAACATCCCAAACACCATCACCTGATATCGGTGTTGTAATCGGAATTTGTGCTTCGCTAACGTCATAATCGAACCGCGCCACACAAGTATAAGACGGTGGGCCTTTTGCTAGAAAATCGGGTCGGATAAGATGAACACGTTTATAGGTTCCACCTGTTTCGCCTAATATCTGGTAGGAAGACAAGATCGAAAAACTAATCGGATCACCATTAATTTTGTCATCAGGTGGTGTAAGCAAAATATTATCTGCGGTCACATCCATATATAAAATACGGTTATCAGCATCACCAAAAACGACTGAACCATTCCACGAATTAAAACACTCAATGGGCGTATCACGCCATAATCCCCAAGATGAAGTACTGAGGTTATAGAAATACTGTACGAATGGGCTTGAGCCTTGTCTGGGGCCGCTGATAAGCAAACCACCCTCTGATGGGATAGTTTGTACCTGCCAACCAAAGTCATTGATGGTGGCCTGTATGTGGAGTCTAAGAAGCCCTGTTATTTTTCCCGATATAGAGTGTTGCATCCCTCCTTCACCAAGAACTGCTGTATCAACACCTTGCAATAAATCATTCATCGACGTTAAACCAAAAGTCGATAATAGATATAATTCACCGCCATGTTCTGAGCCAAAAAATGGGCCTTGTACTAATTCACCAATGTAATAAGTACCCCTTAATTGCCAATCCTCAACCGTATCAGGATTATTACCTTGATATGTTAAAACGTCACCGGCATGGCTCACCGCTACTAAAAAATCATCGAGGCCATTACCACTATCAACCGACCAATTAAATAGCCCTTCTAAGCTGCCACCATGTCGAAATTTAGAACCGAAAAAGAAAGGTGTTGCTTTGCCTGCTTTAGCCCCTACTTCCAGATACCAAGCTTTCGTTGAACTTTCTTCAAAAAACCAAAGCCGTTCTTTATGTATCATGATAAAACGGATATCTGACGTAATAGGTGGATCATCTGGGGGGTCTGCTGTGAAGGTTGGCCCCACCGCCCATGTATCAGCTTGTGCATCGTACTCAAATAAGCCGTTTATGTTATCGGCATAGAATAAAACATCTTCTTCGTTATCGCCCACGTAATGACAAAATACGCCATACCCTGATTGTGGTTGAGGATCAGCAAACGCGATTTTCAAAATGGGTGCGGCATTAGGAATGGTAACGTCCCATATTCCTTCATTTGTGATAGCAAATAGTTTGTCACCCGCCCCCTGTTCCTCAATACCATCGAAAGGAAGGATGGTGTGAATACCAGATCCTATTCCGGTGTCTACATCAATTTGCCATTCACGATAGCCTTTACGGACGGCCATACCATATTCAAAAGGAACCAAGTTAAATGTGTACACACAATTTAATTCACTACCTTCTGTCAATGACACACGCGAATCAATACCCTTTATAGGCGCAGAATAACGCTGTATATCGTGGACTCTAGGGCTACGCGCTCTAGATATTTGGCCTTTCTGTAATGAATGAACAGCCATTATGGAAACCCATATCCGGTGTCTGGTAAGTTCAATACGCTCAAGTATGGATAAGTACGTGTAGAGCGCCCTGCATTCAGGATTGGCGCGGCTTTGTCATAGCCTGTCAAAAAGTTGAATGTTGTAACAAAGTCATCTTGTGCTTTAGTGGTATCAAACCCTGCGGCATCCAAATACTTAACTTTTAAATATCGGGTAACAAGAGTTTTATCAAATAGCGGTTTATCACTCCCTAAGATTATTTCAGGTTGTCGGGTTTCAGGTGAACCCGCATCGGTGGCCCAATTAGTTGAAATGTATTCAAAATTTATTTCAAGTCCATTGGGCGGTGGATTAGGGAAAATATGGAATTTGCCGGTGTTAATCCGAAAGCTTGCGTAAAGGGTATTTTGCGCAAGATCTCGACCTTTTAAATATGTCCAATCTTGAGCCGATAGTGGCCCACCAAGGGGTACGTTATTAGTTCTATCCCAACCTGTTTGGTTAATCATAAAACCAAAGTCATCAGGCAAATCGTAAACGCCTGAATCCTCATCAGAAGTGATGATCTCATGTTCTTCGGTTAGAAATTCCCATGCGAATGCTTGCATGAGTTCTTCACCCGCTGTATTGAGTAAATAACGCATTTGAATAAATATGGGATCGATACTCGCGTATGGATCAGCAACGGGCGCTATCCCGACTTCAGCCGCGACACGGTTTAGTATTTCATTTGCTGTAATTGTCGTGGTAAGCGCCATGTATCACCTATGCTTTTTTCTTAGCTTTCGCTTTGGTTTTCTTATCGGTAGTTTCAGCCACCGATTTAACCACCAAGGATTGCTCTTGATTGGCTTGAAGATCGGCCATCATCGCTTTGAGTTCATCGATTTCCTTAGCCTGTTCAACTTGCTTAGTTTTCATTTCAAGGTTTTCAGCAAGCACCTTAGATTTTGAAGCCGATTCCATCCATTGTTGTGCTTTTTGTTTTAACGAATAACCGCCACGAAACTGGGAAACGTGGGTATCTGACATTTCACACAACTGTTCAATTGTTTTGCAATTTAGGAACGCGAGTTCTTCAACCTGACTACGTGAAATTTGAGGCCATTCGCTTAATGGCGTACCTTCTAGCGGCATTTCAGTACGTGTCTTAAACAAGTCATAGTGCTTTGAAAATCGCTGCTTATCCTGATAAGTTGCACGACGACACGCCAATGAATCACGCTTACCGGCCACGCGAATATCAACGTATTCAACCTCTTTGAAAATGGGCCTGCCTTCTTTAAGCGTTTGGGCTTTATCTTCAACCGATTTCAAAAAAAACTTAACGTACAATGATTCGTCTTGTTTAGCTTGTTGTGACAAGTTGAAATCTTGATGATTATATTCTGCTTGTTGCATGTTTTACCCCGTCTTTTGATTAAGTTGCTGGTATATCTGATATGCCTAAATCTCTTAGGAATTGCAGTATTCTTGCTCTCACTAAGGGAACATTAAAGGTGCTAGGTTTTTCCATAAACATGAAGATTCTATGTGTTCCTGCGGGTGCAAACTGTAAAGCACCTCCGTTGTTCCGACCACACCACCCGAATCCTGCGGTATTTATTACCCCTGCAATTCTCGATTCAAAGTCGATTACATTGCTAGGGTGTAGTACATAAGATCGATCATCAGCTTCAGCCCAAGTGCCGATTAAATCTTCTTGTAGTAGACCTACTGTAGCCACCCTTGGGGTAGATGCATCCTGATTCCACGAGGAGTTAATATCAAAGTTGTTCACATCACTTCGGTTACGGACATAAGCTTCATCACCTATACCGGCTGTTAAGCCAAAGTAATCACCGTTACCCGTAAGTATGTAATTACCTTCATCATGGAAGAAACTAAAAGCTCCTGAGTTATCAGGTGTCATAGGGATAGTATTAAAGGGTGTATTCATTATCCAACCAGAGCCGCTATTAAATGGGCGTATACCTTGACCCACTATATGAGCAACCGTACCGACAACATTCATTTCGCTGGCATCAAATATTTTAAAGCCTGTTTGGTGGTCAGTTGCTCCGGTTAGGCAAGGT